GCCTCATTCGAGGAGTTCAATACACCCATGGGCGATGGAATACTTTGTGCATTCTTCGTTTGTTGAAACTCAGGGCTCGGAGGAGGTACCTGTGTCTTAACTGGAGGATTCACATTTAGTTGTCCATTTTCCATTTGATAAAGCTTCCAGAGATTATCAAGGGATACAGATGATGGGTCAGACATTTTTTCAATAAAATCAGCGACTACGTTTTCATCAGTTACTCCATGAGTATCCGCAATATGCTTCCGAACACTTTGCATAGAATCTTGACGCTCTTGCTGAGCTCTCAATGTGTCTTGCCTTTGTTTTTCTGCTTTTTGCATAGTCTCACGTTCTGCTTGTAACATAGCACCTTGGTATTCTACATATAAACGATTATACTCGTCCATATCGTCCCTCCAACTGTCAATATCATCAAGATATTGTGCTGAATCTGAATTAGGGTCTTCACTAGCATCTGCCCTATTAAATCCTCTGGGCTTTTGTGGCTTGTCAGGAGCACTAGGAAACTCTTCAACTGGTTCTTCCTTTGCAGGTTCTACTGCTTGCTGAGGTGTTTGAGCAGGTTGTTGCATTGTAGAAATCAATTGATTCTTCAATTCTTCGTTCTGCTTTTGCATCTCAGTAACCGTGTTTTTCATCTTATCAGCTTCAGATTGCCAGTATTGAAAACGAGTTGTATCGTTATCTGCTGGTGCTTCTTGAGCTGGTTGTTGAGTTCCTTCTTTATCTCCATTTTCAATTGGGGCCGCTAAAGGTCTTGCTTCTTGGGGTGCCCATATAGAGTCCTGATTTTCGCCTCCAAATATAGCTTCTTCTATAGAGTCCTGTTCACTATCTACCTGCGGAGCCTCTAATTGAGGTTCTGGTGCAGGAGTTTGAACTGGAGTGTCTATTATTTCTTGTTCTGCCATTCTTGTTTTCCTGTTGTTTTAGGAGTCCTTCTTTTTCTTACCAGACGAAGGAGTGTCCTGTTTCTTGTCCTTTGAAGCCTCTCTGACTTCCTTGGCTATTTGTCCGGTTGCATCGTTAAGTCTTTTTTCAAATACAGTTCCAGCCGCTCTCGCTTTGCTTGACTGAGAATCTAAATCAGACTTAAATTTTTCTAATTCAGCTTTTTGCTTAGCGTGATATACTTCTCGCTCTCTTGTTTGCAAATCGCCTTCCATATCCTTTAATTGCTCTTGTAAAGACTGCAATTGCTCCTCTAACTTTCCAATATAATCAGTTCTTTCCATTACACCTTCAACATCAAAAATCTCAGTCTTCTTTAGAACTTCTTGCCTATCAATTATTTGATTCTTATAAGCATCCATGTAAAGTTCTAATTGAGCATATCTATTAGTTGGTAAGGTACTACCTGTAACAACTACTACGTCATAAGAGCCAACTCCTATGTCGTTTAATTTTTTAATCTCACCTGTCTTGTCATCAACCATTCTTTTATTTATCATATACTCTGACATAGTTTGATTAGGATTAATTAATCTAAAAAGTTTTTCTGACTTATACAACTGTTGAGCCATAGGAATTGCTACTTCTCCACATCTTTTTAATCCAGCTTCAATATCCATTAATTTAGACCGTATCTTCCGTTGCCCAAACTCATCAAGAGATACAGTTGCCTTGTATGTATGAGGCGCAACATCAGAGTTACCCATCATTAGTTCATATAAGCCTAACTGGTGGTCGATATCGTTTTTTGCTGTATTTTCATTTTGATATAATTCGTTAGGCAACGGAGTCGGCTGTACTGGCTGAGGGGCACCTTGGTCAAAATCAACCTCGATGGCTACTCCCGGTTGAGCCCATTTTTGCTCAAACTCTCGCATATCCACACTACCAGAAGGTACTAATATTTTTACATTAGTACTTGTAGTAGCATGAGCTATTATAAGACTCCTAGTCTTGTTTATGTATTCTTGCATACCCTTTACCATTCTGACATCACCAATAGGATAAGGTGTGCGAGTGTGCTGATTCATAAACAAGACAATAGGATATTTATCTGTAGGTAATACCCTGCTATAGAGATATTTATCTCCCATTATTACGCATTGCTTAATTCTTTCTTGATTGATTTTAACAGTTTCAATCTGTTTTTCTCTTAATAAGTCATCTTTTGTTATTTCCTCTATCTGAGGAGGAAGAAGTTGCTCCATCTGAGCTTCAAACTGCTTTTGAGCTTGCTCTGCTTCTCCTTCTTGACTTTTCTGTAAATCCTGTAATTGTAATTCCATTCTTTCTGGAACCATATTGCCCATTTCAACTTGCTCTGCAAGCTTTTCTTGCATTTCTATATACTGGACTCCATGCTCTTGACCCATTCTAGATAGAGCATATTCACCTTTTTCAGATATCTTTTTTAATTCTAGTTGATATTCTCTCTCAAATTTTTCAGATTCCTGCTCTACAATGCTTGCGTCTTCTACTACTTGACCATTAATCTTCCAAACTCTTGTCTGCTTGTACTCTTCGTACTCTCTACCTTCTTCAAGAAGATGTTCTTTGCCGTTGTATTTTTCGTATACTCTATAAAGATTGACTGCAATTTTCATATAACGCTCGTAACCACGAACATATTCATCATTATCTCCCCATCCTACAGAATTTGTTTTAGTTTCTGTATCTTCTGGGAATACTAACTCACCATCATCTTCTCTATCTGTTGACGGTCTGTCAGTGTATTGGTCTGATTCAGACTGCTTAATTGCATCTTGATACATAGGATAAAGCTTCATAGCCTGCTTCCTAGTATACATTCTTGATATTATAATATTTTCTGCGTCATCTCCAAATCTATCTCTAGCATTAGGGTCAATGTAAATATCTAGAGGGTCAATGTCTTTCATACAGACTTCACCCTTACCATAATCTTTTGTGGGGTCTTGGTAAACTAAAAGAGCGCCAAGTCCAGTAACATAGTAATCATCTACAACATTTCTTAATGCTGTATCACCATCGCTAATTTGCCAGATATATTCCAACAAACCATTAAGTACCTGAGCTATTTTATTATCACTATCTTCACGAGGAGAGACTCGGAATGAAGGTCTTTTTGAGGTTAATAAAGCCTTGGCAGACTCAACTGCTGGATGGATTCGATTTACTACAACTGGAGCTTGGCCACGTTCTTCTAAAATTCTTCTTTGCTCAGCTGTCCACTGTTTTCCTAATCTAAACTCTCTATCTTCTTGTGCGTGTAACGCCCAATTGTCTCTTTTAGTCGAGTACATACGAAAAGTATCTTGTGTATCATTCACAAGCTCCTTTTGTTCATCCTCTGACTGTGGAGTTTTATATGCTTCTATCATAACCTCAAAAAGTTCGTTTTTCCCTGAACAAACTTAAGCACTACATTGTCAACCAGTCAAGCACTGTTCTAGATTTTTTTTGTACAGCATTCGGGTCAAAATCTGCTTTAGGAACTCGACAGGGTTTATGGCCATCAAGTGCGTAATATATAGCATCCATTACATCATCATGCTTGCCTTTTGGGTAAGATAAAAATTCCTGCTGTGCTGGTAAATCTTTTGGTCTAAAGTAAAATTCTCCCTTTGCCAACATAGGAACGAGCGATATGAGCCTTTCGCTCTTCTTATTCCTTGGTTTTATACCTTTTTCTAATCCGGGAATATATAAATTTTGCTCTAACATGGTTTTTCTAACTTGTTGTCGTAAAGCCTCCTGATAACCAGTAGTTTCTACTTTCATTCTTTTTGGTCTGAATTTCTTGAATATGTCAATAATAGTGTCTGGCTGTAAAGCTGGATTAATCTTATCACGGAATATATCGACAATATACTTATTACCATCAGCATCAACAGCAATTGTGGCAATAACAAAAAAGTCACTACGAGCAGTGAGTGAAGAAGCTGGGTCAATTCCTGAATAGAGCTCGACTGGTAAGATTTCTTTTGTTCCATCTATTGTCCTTACGAGGCATGACTGCCCCTGTATTCGTTCATGGGAATAATGATGTAGCTTTACATACTCAGGTTTAAAAGGCGCATTGTCAGGTGCTTGAGCCTCATTCATATATTCTTGAAAAAAGCCATTTAAGTTTCCTACACCCTCAAA